ACGACTCCAAGTCAGGTGAAAGAGGTATCTTCAATCGTGCATCTGCAACTGAGCAGGCTCAAAGAAATGGTAGACGTGATACCGAAGGCCATGAGTATGGTACTAACCCTTGTAGTGAAATCATTCTTCGCGATCGTGAGTTCTGTAACCTGTCTGAAGTTGTTGTAAGACCTTCGGATACTCGTGAAACTCTCTTGGAAAAGGTAGAGCTTGCTACTATTCTTGGTACATTCCAGTCAACCCTTACAAACTTTAAATACGTTTCGGGTGCGTGGAAAAAGAACTGTGCAGAAGAAAGACTTCTTGGTGTATCGCTTACCGGCATTATGGATAATCCATTGACTAACGGTAAAGAAGGTGATATCAAGAAGCTGTTGAATGAACTGAAAGAAAAAGCTGTTAAGACAAATGCTAAGCTTGCCAAGGAGATTGGCATTCCACAATCTGCAGCGATTACGTGTGTGAAGCCCTCGGGTACAGTTAGCCAACTGGTTGATGCTGCATCTGGTATTCACGCTCGTCATAACCCATACTACATTCGTACTGTTCGTGGTGATAAGAAAGATCCACTTACAAAAATGATGGTAGACTTTGGTTTCCCTGTAGAAGACGATATGATGAATCCGAATCATACTTCGGTATTCTCATTCCCAATGAAAGCACCCGATCACGCGGTGTTCCGTACTGATATGACTGCTATTGAGCAGCTTGAGCTTTGGCTCGTTTATCAGAAGGAATGGTGTGAGCATAAGCCTTCTGTTACTATTTCCGTTAAAGAACATGAGTGGATGGAAGTTGGTGCATGGACATACGAGCACTTTGAATGGATGAGTGGTGTTTCATTCCTTCCGTTCAGCGAGCATACTTATCAGCAAGCTCCTTACCAGGACTGTGATGAAAATGCATTTAAAGCAATGCTTGATAAGATGCCAAAGAATGTTGACTGGTCTGCACTGGCAGCATACGAAGAAAGCGATATGACTACTGGCGTACAGGAACTTGCCTGTGTGGCTGGAGCGTGCGAGATCTAATGAAGGTCGAGCTTTGGACTAGAGAAAACCCCCCTTGCAGTTATTGTGAAGTTGCTAAAAAACTTCTCGATAGCAAGGGGATTTCTTACATAAATAAAGTTGTAGGTCGCGATATTGATCGCGACTTTGCGGTGAATTCCACAGGACAAAAGACTGTTCCTATGGTTTGGATTGATGGACATATGATTGGCGGCTTTGACCAGCTGCGTAGTTTTCTGTTATCAAAAGACTTATCATAGGAGGAGAGTCATGGAGGAGTGCACTTATTGTGGTTGCCAGTTTTCAGTGACGTTTGAAGATGGCGACGACGAAGTAATATTTTGCCCAGCATGTGGCACAGAAATGGATGAATACGAAGAAGGCGAGGAGGACTATTATGAGGAAGACTAGAGCTCAACGCTATATTGATACTCGTATTGAACAACTCGGGGAAGACATGGCCCGTGCACATGATGAACACGATAAAGCATGGTATAAGCGTTGTATTCAAGAACTCGAATGGGTTCAACAAATGCATTCAGGCCCTACACATAATTGCTTCATTGAGAAGCTGGATGCCAAACGTAGAGAGGTCTGGGGCATATGAATAAATATATGTATGTGGTACTATAATGATGAACCTTATACAGAAACCCCTGAAGATTATCAAGGCTTTGTCTACGAAGTTGAAGAACTTGATACAGGCAGGAAGTACATCGGCAAAAAGAACTTTTGGAAACCTAAAACTCTCCCAAAGACTAAGACGCGTAAGAGAAGAATCCGTACGCGTACTGAAAGCGATTGGAGAAGCTATTATGGCTCGAGTGAAAAGGTTATATCACTGGTTGAAAGCAAAGGTGAAGAAGGATTCAAGCGAGTAATTCTTCGGCTATGCAAAACCAAAGGCGAGATGTCATACTTTGAAGCAAAGCTTCAATTTGACAACAACGTTCTTTTAAGCGATGAATACTATAATGAGTTTATAGGATGCAAAATACACTCTAGACATTTAGGAGGAATCGATGGATAATATCATCCGATTTCCTAAAGAGAAAACTCGTATCTCTGAAATCGAGTATGATCTCGAAACAGTACAGATTGTTGCCGAAACTCTTGAAGACATTATGGAAGATCGCGGATATGATGTTAACAAGATTATGTGCAATGACATTAAAGTACTAACTAACTTAGCTTATGCTTCTGTAAGGAGGCAAGCAACTCAAGACGATCATCACCCTTTCCATGAAGCAATGGATGAAATCAATGATGTTATTGATTCAGCCATGCGCATGATAAAAGAAGAAGATGAGCTCGCAAATGACAATTAACGGTTTACAAACAAGTTAAACTGTGGTATAATAAATTATCAATTGAACAGGGACTAGATTATGATTATTCTTGACTATAACGCCATCGCCATTGCCGGCGTAATTACACAACGCATGGCAATCGATGAGGATCTCATTCGACATATGATCCTCAACTCAATCCGAATGTACAACAAGAAATTCCGTAATGACTATGGTCAAATGGTAATTGCCTGCGATCACAGCTCATGGCGCCGGGATGTCTTTCCGCAATATAAGTACAAGCGTAGAGAAGGCCGTGAAGAGTCAAGCCTTGATTGGACAGAAATCTTCCGCATCATTAATGGCGTCCGTGAAGAGATCAAAGAAAACATGCCGTATGTACTCCTACACCACGAGCAATGTGAAGCAGACGATATCATTGGTACGCTGGTTTACAATACTCAGGAGTTCGGCAAACATGAACCTGTTATGATTGTGTCAGCTGACCATGACTTCAAGCAACTTCAAAAGTTCAATAACGTAAGTCAGTTTAGTCCTACTACTAAAAAGCTTGTAAAAGAAGATAAGCCACACCTGTATCTTACTGAACATATTCTTAAAGGTGATAGCGGTGATGGTGTACCAAACGTATTGTCTAGCGATGATACTTTTGTCAAAGGTGAACGCCAAACACCTATGACTAAGAAGAAGATTGAAACAATCATCCGTGATCTCGATGAGGGTGAGTTGCTGTATGCTGCATCTTGGTATCGTAACTATTGCCGGAATAAGACTCTTATTGATCTGGCAGAAACACCAACTCTTCTAAAACAAAATATTATAAATAGTTACGAATCTTACACACTGCCACACAGGAGTAAGATCTTGAACTATCTTATTAAAAAGAGATGCAAACTGTTGATTGAATCTATAGAGGACTTTTACAATGCTCAATCCAAATAATCATACGCTGCATGAAGCATTGACCGATGTTGGTGCAGCTCCTTCACGTGAAGAGAAGGTACAACGACTTCACAAGTGGGATACTGTTGCTCTTAGGTATTTGCTCAAAGGCGCCTATGATGACAGCCTTGTATTCCTTCTGCCTGAAAAGGAGCCGCCTTATGAAGCTGCTTCTGAGTCAACAAGCCCTGCAGTCATTCAAAAGCAGGCAAAGCTTAACTTCAAGTATTTCGTTAAAGGAGGACCCGGCGAAAGAATGATGGCACCTAAACGAGAAAAGATGTTCATCGGTATGCTTGAAGTTGTACACCCTGATGATGCTCCACTTCTTATTGCAATGAAAGATAAGAAGTTTCAAGGACTCTATAAAGGTGTTACAAAACTGGCTGTTCAAGAAGCTTGGCCAAGCCTGATCAAAGAATAAGATTTATATATAATACTATGAACAATAAAAAAGTGTCATTATAAACTTAGCCCTGCTCATCCGAGCAGGGCCTTTTTCATTCTAAATACGAAAGGAGCGATTTCAATTTCAATTTCTAAACCAAGGAGAAAACGCGTGGGTGCGCAGATTGAACGACTGAAACGAGACTCTAGAGAACTGGAGCAATATATCCGAAGGAAAGAAAAAGAAGGGAATAGTAATTTAGTACACAAACTCCGAAAAAAGTTAACGTACCTCGACGACAAGATCGTAGAATTTGAAAGAGAATTTGCTGCATAATAATGGTTTACAAACTCAATTAACTATGGTATAATATAGCTAATTGAAGGAGTGATTGATGAATATTTTTGTTCTTGACGAAGACCCGTGTATCGCGGCCCAGATGATGTGTGACAAACATGTTCCTAAGATGATTGTTGAATCGGCACAAATGCTCAGTACGGCTCACCGGTTGCTTGACGGTACGCCCGTCAAGCGGCCATCTAAGTCTGGCAAAACGATGCAGACTTATTATTACTTTGGCGATGACCGAGATGACAAGTATTATCTCGACGTACATCGCAATCACCCATGTACAACCTGGACAATGGAAAGCCGAGCTAACTACATTTGGCACTACAAGCATTTCCAAGCGTTGTCTGAAGAATACGAATACCGGCGACATAAAGTTCATGCTACCTGGGATAAAATTGGTTGGCTTCTTGCAGTTCCGCCTAAGAACATTGAAGACAAAGGCTTGACAGAATTTGCTCAGGCCATGAAAGCGTTTCCTGATTGCATGGTTCCAGGTGACGCAGTAACTGCTTATCGTAACTACTATCACCATGCTAAAGATTTTGCCAAATGGGAATGGCGCAGGCCAGCTCCGTATTGGTGGCAGGGTTATACACCCTATGAAGAGGTATATGGATAATGTGGGTCTTAGTATTCATCAACATTATGATGAACGGCGTGTCTCAAGACATGGAGCCTGTAATTGAAGCTTGGTATGAGTATCCGAACATGAACGAATGCTTCATTGCTCGTGATAGATTGATTGAAGCCGTAGGTGGAAGCAATGGGTATGCTCCTATTGGTACACAGATGGTATGCATATATAGAGGAGGAAACGATGAGTAGTATTGTTGATGATGCACTAAATGAAAAGAATGATCCAGAACCAGAACGTTACTATGATTGGATGCTTTGGAAAATGAGACAGGAAAAGAAACAGCAGCCTCGAGTCATGACTCAAGAAGAAATATATAAACAAACAATTGCTGATATGCAGCATGAAATTCACACACTACAATTGAGGGTAAAAGAACTTAACGATGCCGTCTTACAGCTTCAAGAACGAAAAAACGGGTGAGGAGTTCGATAAGGTCATGTCAATGGCTGAACGCGAACAATACCTCAAAGACAATCCTGATGTCAAGCAAATGATTTCAAAGGTAGCATTCAGCTATGGCTCCGGTAATACACAGGGAGTTAAAGTTGACAATGGCTTCCGTGAAGTCCAGCAGAAGATTGCTAGCACCCATAAAGCACACAACATGAAGATGTTTTAATGAGTCCAAATAAATTGAAATTAAGAATTGATGACATGCTTTCGTTTGAGCCGATGACACTCAACCAACGTAAAGCAACTGAAGCCTTTGACAACGGCGATAGCCTTGTCCTATCTGGCTCAGCCGGTACAGGTAAAACATTCCTAGCATTATCACTTGCACTTGAAGAAGCACTTGACAAAGAAGTCAACTATGACAGTGTTACAATTGTCAGAAGTATTGTGCCAACTCGTGATATTGGTTTTCTTCCCGGTGATGAAGAAGAAAAGAAGGACGCCTACATGGGTCCGTATAAAGCTATTTGCTCTGAGTTATTCGAAGACAAAGATGCTTTTCGAAAACTCCGTGCTGCAGGCACGTTAAACTTTATCAGCACATCATTTATTCGCGGTGTAACAGTCCGCAATTCAATTGTTGTTATTGATGAAATGCAGAACCTGAACTTTCATGAACTTGACTCGGTCATTACTCGAGTAGGTGACAACTGTAGATTTATTATGTGTGGTGATTATTACCAATCAGATTTTGACAAAGAGAAAGACAGGGAGGGCATTCTTACATTCTTAAGTATTATTGAACAAATGAAATCGTTCAGCCATATTGAGTTTGGCTGGCAGGATATTGTACGATCAGACTTCGTACGTGATTATATTATGACTAAAGAAATGTTAAAGATTCGTGCTTAATTTACATGAGAAAAACATTTACACACAACCCCGTGGACTTAGGGTATGACGACCTTATCGCCGAAACTACAGAAACTGGTAGAGTATATTATTGTCCTGATGGTAGCTCTTTCAATTCCGTTACAACTGTGCTTAAAGTTCTTAGCGAGGACGCTATTCAAGCGTGGAGAAAACGAGTCGGGCCCGATGTGGCTAACCAGATCGGGGTTAGAGCTGCTAATCGCGGTACTGCTGTACATAGCATTATCGAGAGATATTTAAACAACGAGGAAGACTATGCTAAAGATGTTATGCCTGACGTATTACAGTCGTTTACAGATTTACAGCCAATTTTGGATGAGCGACTTACAGAAATACGTGCACTCGAAGCTCCTCTCTATTCAACCCATCTTAAACTCGCCGGACGCGTTGACTGTGTTGGTGTGTTCGATGGTAAGCTTTCGATCGTAGATTTCAAAACAAGTCGTAAGCTTAAGAGAAGAGATTGGATTACAAATTACTTCGCACAAGAAGCAGCCTATGCTATCATGTGGGAAGAACGGACCAGAATGCCTATTACGCAACTGGTTACACTCATCACGGTAGACAATGAACAGCCGCAAGTGTTTATTGAACACCGGGATAACTGGACAGACTTATTATTCAAAGCGAAATCAATATATGAGTCTCGTCTTTAACCTCATCCTATAGGAGAAATTTATGCTTAAAAAAATTCTTGCCGCAGGTGCACTCCTGCTGGCATCTCTTTCAATTGCTCATGCCGAACCTACTAAAGTAGGATTCATTTACGTGGGTCCAATTGGAGATCATGGATGGACATA